CGCCGGCTACCTCGGTAGCAGACGCCGCTGCTGCTGCAGTCCATTGCGGATTGGTCGCGATCAGCGCGCCGAGCGAATCGCCGCCGAATGTTCCGACAATGTTGGCCGCGGTGATCGTGCCAGGCAACGCGCCATAGCCTCCGACCACCATGCTCCCGACATTGAAAACGTTGTTGATGCCATTGAGCAGCGAGCTTGCCCCTTGCGTCGCCCCGGCGGAAGCGCCCGCCGCTTGCCCGGACGATCCAGCGCCAAGTCCAATCGACTCCATCCCTCCGGTAACAGTCGCCTGGATGATCGGCCGCAGAACCATCGTTTTGAACATATTGACAACTGTATCGCGCAAATTCGTCGCCAGATCCTTGCCGCCCTCGAATCCTCGCAGCAGCGCATCAGTGAGCGATTGTTCAATCGTCGATGATGTCTTTTTCCAGTCCTCTTCGGCCTTCTTGGCAGCGTCCGCGCTGGCCTGAGCTACCGCATCTGCTCGCAACGCCTCAGACCGATCACTGAGCGCGGAAACATTGTCGCGAAGTGCCTCGCTGTACGCGGTGCATTGGCCTGCGGCGTCGAGCAATGCAAGCTCATTGGTCTGCAGAGCAAGCGTATCTGAATCGCGCGATGCCCGGATCGACTCGATTGCAGACTGAGAAAGGCCGATTTCTCGGGTGTGCTCTCGGATTTTCTCAGCATCGGCAGCGATGGCCACAGCGCCGGTGCGCAACGCGTCAGCGCGCGCCTGTTCTGATTTCCTCGCTTCCTCCTCAGCCTGATGCCAGAGTTTTTGCATCTCAAGCGCGGATTCAAGACTGCGGGCTTTTTCCAGAGCTGATTTGATCAACTGTTGGTCGGCAGCGGACAGCTTGCGCTTGACGTCCAACCCGATTTTTTGCGCCTCTGTGAGCTTGACCTCGCCGGCAATCTCCGCCTCGATGCGCGATATATATTTGTCGATGGCATCAGAAAGTTTGTTGTACTCTGACGATTCCTGGCTTGCGCCGCCGCCACCCCCGCCAATTTTCGCCGCCTTTTCCCGCGTCGTCGTAAAATCGAGCACGCGCTTGTCTGCGCCGAAATACGACTCCTTGAGCGCCTTTTGTGCAGCCTGTGCGATTTTGACGTCTTGCCCGGCATACGCCGCCGCAACGTCTTTTGCCGCCGCGGCATAATCCTGCAACGCCTTTGTTTTTGCCTCGGTCGTTTTGGCGAATGCCTCCCGGATGCGCTGACCGATCAGCGGCGCAGTGAGAAGATTTTTCATTTCCGCGCCGGCATCGTCGAACGCTTTGGATAGCTCGCCTTGTCTTTTCTTGAGCGCCTCTCTGCCCGCACTGGTAAAATAGGCGAGCGGACCCATCGCGTGAATGTCATCCACGGCTGCGCCATATTGCCCAACGGCTTTTACCGCCACTGCCGCAAGCTGCACAACGCGGACTAAGCCAGCAAATGCGTCGATCACATGCGTTGCCGCATTTACGGCATCCGTCGCCCAGGCGTTTATGCTGCCGTCCTTAGATAGCTGCGCAGTTGCGTTGCGCAAACCGCTGGCCTCGTTGGCCACGCTCAGCAGAGCAGTGGCAAAATCATTGAGTGTCGGCAGCATGCCAGCGGCAATTTCCTTCTGCCAGCCCTGCCCGGTCGCCCCCAATTTGACCAGAGATTTCTCGAATTGATAGGCCTGATCCGCCTGTTCTGCGGTGACTTTGGCCTGCAGTTTGCCGGTCTCGGCCAAATCGCGCATAAAAGGGAGCATCTCCGCACCAGATTTGCCCATGAGCGCCTGAGCAACTGCAACTTTGTTCGCGCCGCCCTCGTATTGTGCGAGCGCGTCAGAAATCGCCTTGAATGCCTCGTCCGGTTTCATCTCCCGTAAAGTCTCAGCCGATAGGCCAATGGCGGAAATAGCTTTGGTCGCCGCCTTGCCGTCATCATCGAGCGTGACCATGTTTTTTGACAGACGCTGCATAGCGCCAGCGACGGAATCCATGCTCGTGCCTGACAACTTGGCCGCTCCGCGCATGGCCGAAAGACCTTCGACGGTAGCGCCGGTACGCTCCGACAGAGTATGCAGCGCCGCCATGCCATCGATCGCTCCTTTGACCAGCCCTGCGGCCCAGGTAATGCCGGCCGCCGCTGCCAGTCCGGCCAGCGTGCTCTGGACCGACGAAATCGCGCCCGTCAAAGTGTTGAACGTAGGGATTGTGGCGGCCATTGATTGGCTGGTAGCCGCCGATGCACGCGCAAGCGCCTCTTGTTTGGCTTTTGCCGCGTCAAGTTGCGCGAGGTAGGGCTTCAAAACATTCGGATCGACTCCACGCTGTGCGGCCAGTGCGGCATAGTATGCGGCGCCCGATTTGCTGCCCGCTTCCATCGCCGCCGTTGCGCGCTGGATGCTGCCGATCATGGCCTTTGTAGTCTGCTCGACTTTTTTCGCGGCCGCATCGCCGCCATCGCCGATCGCACCGACGCCCCGTGCGCCCCGCGCGCCGGCTTCTGCTGCCGCGTCGGCAAGTCCGGCCAGGCTGCGTTTTGCCTTGTTGACTCCAACATCGACGCCAGAGGCATCTACCGCTACCTCAATCTGGGCTTTGCCGATTGTCGCCATTATTCGTCGTCCTCTTTTGCATGCATCTCGTTTAGTGCGCCGATTTCGATCTGCTGTATTTCTGTCAGCAGCAAATCCCACTCGTCGACGGCCGACGTAGCGCGGTCGATCAGCGGATAGACAGCGGCATAGTCCAGCCCGGTCGGCCCGCTATGCCCGTGCCGCCATTGCGTGCGCAAACGCTGAAAAATCTCCAGCGCCCTGACATGCTCCGGCCATACCTCGAGCGGATCGCCGTCGTAGTCTTCCAGCGTTAGACCGAAAGCGTTTAGGGCCTTCTCGTCGCGCGCCCTCGGGTAGAGGGCCGCGCCGATGGCTGTCAGTTTCCCAGTTTGGCGCCGGTTTGCTCCGCAAAATACTTATCGAGGATAGCGCGCGCCGATCCGCCGTAGGTCTGCGTCAATGCCGTGATGTTGGCGTCGTTGAATTCGTCATCCAGATCCCAGCCGCTGGCAACGTCCTTGACCAGTTCCACGTCTTCGACGCCCGCCAGGTTTTGCGCCCAGTTGAAAAAATCATCTTTCGATCGGTGCTTGAAGATGAATTCGACCAGCACTGGCGAGCCGCCTGGAATTGGGATTGCCACCTTGGATTTGAATGTCGGGCTTGCCGCAAGAATGAGCTTCTTTGCCATTTTTTATGTCCTGAAAGTAAAAAGCCCGCCGGGAGCGACCCGACGGGATGAAAGCTGGCGTGGATTAGCTGGCGTAGCGGATCGGCCGAGAGGTGAGGCTGAATGTCGCGCTGACCGTCATAATTGCGCCCTTGGTGACGGTCGGGGTTTCGTTGAAGCTGACCACGCCGTTGTAGAGCACGAAAGAACCGTCCTTGAGGAGCAACTTGAGTGCGCGGGTTGCGCGCGCTTCGCCGGCAGCTTTGAGGGCGATGTAGCCGGCCAATGACGGATCGTCGGCGATGCTGATCCGGATCGACTGCGCACTGGTGATCGTCGGCAGTTGAGTTTCGAAGTCCTGTTCGAGGAACGAGTAATTCACGAACTGCTGATCGCCGCCGCTCGTCTCAAATCCCATAATCTGCGTGATTTGAGTCAGCGCCGTAATTTCAGTCATTGTTCCGGTTCCGCCGCCGGCCGTGAAAACAGAAGTGCTGGACGAGTCAAAACCCTCGAATGCGGCTGAGTTGGTGGCCACCGATGCGAGACGCAAAATCCGCGCATTGAGCCGCGACCATCCAGACGAGACGAGGACGAGAGCGCCATTGCTCATGCCGTGCGCCGTCGAGGTGGCAACGGCTGGGCTGGCGTTGGTGACGGCAGAGACGGTTTTTGCCGATCCATAGGTGGTGGCGATAAGGACGGTAGCACCGTCGGGGAGTTGTGCAGCCATGATGTGATGCCTTTCCGGGGATCCCCCGATGAGCGCCCGTAATGGGCAACAAAAAACCGCCCGCAGACGGCTTGCGTGCTGGCCTTGCGGCCGGTAAATTTATCTGGCGGACCAGATGCTGAAATCTTGACGAGACCCGTACAGTCGCGTGTCTGGCTCGAAATCTCCCACAGGCGCGCCGATCGGCTCTGCCTGGAATGCTGCAGACGTGGCGATTGCCTGCTCTACCGACAGCGCAAGCGCGGCAACCGATGGGCGCGAATCGCCCCAAACGGCTATCTGAAAGCGGCCGTTTTTTCGCGTCGGCAGCGTACTGTCGAGGTATTGCGCAGACTCGCCGCCAACTTGCTGGAATACGATGTACGGCCGCGAGACTCCGGCAGGCGCCGCGTCTGGATATGCCCGACCGGATACCAGCCCGGTCAGCGCATCGAAAATGGCTGACTCAACTGTCATTTTTGCAGCGCCCGTGCCATAGCATCAACGCCGGCCGAAATGGCAGCATCTTTGACCGCCTCATAGGCCGGCCGCAGGAATGGGCGAGCAGCCATTCTGCTCGTGCCGAATTCGATCAAGTGTCCGTGCGGGGCTTTGCTCGCATTCCACGACACGTGGTATACATCCCGTCCTGGACTGCTTTCCGATACCGAGTGGACCCGGTAAATTGCGGATTTCAGCAGCCCGGTTTTGACTGGGCATCTAGTCCGCGCCTCTTCATACAAGACGCGCGCCGCCGCAGCGCTTCCGGTGCGGATAATCGGTGCTTTTACCCTGCCGGCAAAAACATCGATCGAGGCAAATATTGCAGAGGTGTCGAATTTCATCACGGGATGATCCCATCTTGAGCAGAGATCGCAATAAATCGGTGCGACATGTCGATATCGATCGCCGCGCCAATGGCGAAATGCCGTCCGGAATATACGATGCGCATTTTCGCCACCACTTGCGGATCGGAGAATGCGGATTGCCAGCGGATGATGATCAGATGCGTGACTTCGGCAAACGTGGCTTGGGCATTTGCCAGCTCATGCCCTGCCAGCGGATTGACATACGCCCACACCGTAGCCACGTCGGCCCACGTCAATATCTCGCCTCCGGCCGCGTCGCGCGTGATCGTCGGAGACTGCAGAGTGACGCGACGAGTCATCAAATGAGTCGGCGCATCTCTGCCGGCGCCAAATGCGGTCGTTTGCATCAGGCGTGCCCATACATCATGCCGGCGTCCAGCAGCCGATCCAGCCACTGCGCCGGTTCTTTGCCGTCGAGCGCCGCGCAGGATTGGGCGATGATCCACAGTCGCGTATTGCTCGGTACATCCGTCGATGCCGCGCCGTATCCGATTGTGTATCG